TCGAGGTGGATATCAAAACTCCACCACGGCCGGGTTCCAATCCGGCCTAGAGCTAAGCGTGCTCTTAAACGCTCGTCCCAGGCAGCCAGCCTGTTCCATAGCACGGTACCCAATTATTCGCATAGCCCCTAACGGGACCACGCACGCTTACGTCGGCTTCACAGCCAGCGAGTCGTGCGAGGATGCGAATGTCAGGCCCGAAGTGGGCGTCGAGACTGAACGTTCGCCGGATTGCGCGCTTCACGCGCCAGCACGGCATGTCAGTCTTAACGTATCCACTCGGGGTCTGAACTTGGATAGACCGTGTAATGGGCCTTATGCTTGGATCATAGATAGCGAGGTCCGCGTAGTCCTCATGGAGGCTCGCGTTAGTATGGCATAAGTTCCAGTCGCCTGACCTGCATAACGACCAGTCCCGAGGGATCTGGTCTATGCAGTAATGCCAGGCTGCTGACAACATACGCAGGGTGGGATCCCACCTGCGTAGGCCATTCGCTATCATAACCCAATGCTGTGGTTCGCTTGGCAACTCTTTGAGAAAATGGGCCCTCACGGGTTCTCCATTAAAGAAGTCGCCTCCACAGCTCTCACGGAAAGGACCATCACAGAAAGTCTTTCGCGCATTCGGCGTGAAGCCGAAGAACCCCAGGGCCGCTATCATAGCTGATGCGTGCTCAGTTTCGACAATGATGTCGTCACCAAACACGGTGCTACAACGCGACCCCAAGGTCCGCGCTAGAGTGCCGAAGAGAAGCGTCTCAAGAGGGAAAGTGAAGCCATTCCCCATTGAACTAAACTTCTCCAAACGAACCGTCGCCTTCCCAGGCAGGTTCGTGTGGCGGGCTCTACATGAGTCCAGGGCAGTGTACCAGTCGGCCGGTAGCAAGAGGCGCACAAGGCGCGTTGCTATCGTGTCGCTAGCACTGCTGAGATCAATCGTTGCAAACGTCCCAGTGCGTGAAGCGATGGCAGCTAGCCATCGATGATACTCTGGGGTTCGGCGCAGATTTACCCGGTAGTGTCGCTCGTAATTTCGTTCGATTTGTTTGCCAAAAGCGAGCTGTTGAACAACAGCTGCGCTTGCCTCGACACAACACCCGCGATGCTCTTTGGCATCTTTGGGCACAGTGAAGAAGCGGTTGGCTCGAACTAAATCCCACGGCTTGTGGGCAAAGGGCGTACCGGCGAGGTTCAACCTCGCCGTACCCTCTGCGTGAGCGTACATGGTCGGCTTAGACGAAAGCTTATCAGGTATTGTAACTCTGACGTCTGGATCGGATAACGTGCTGCCGCGCGAGAAGCGCGGTTCCACCATCTCCGGCAAACGACCGATCGCCTTTCCCACTTCGCGACGCCAGCGCACGATGAACTCCATAATAGGTGTCTCGTGCGCCAACAAGGCGCCGTGTTCGTAGGGGGCGAGCCTATCGTTGGTTGCCTTGCACTGAGCCTCCGCGGCCCAGAACTTGGCGATTGCTGCCTGAGTGCAAGTAGCGTCATTGCCGGGAAGCGCGAGCTTCCTGACGATGTCCGTCACCATCGCATCCTTGCGGTACACGACGGCGTTTTGATACGTACTTGCGGGTGGTAAGCGTTGCTCTTGAAGCAAGGCCCACTCACCACGGTTCAGGAGGGTCTCATACCTCCTGGCCCGCGATGACCCGATACCGCGGAAAACTTTCCGCAATAGTGTCTGAACTTGGTCCATACATACTCCTGCTGTTGTAGATCCGACTTAACCAATCCGAAGAGTCACGTCGCCGGGTAGGCGTCGTGCAACATCTCCAGGACGAGCGCATCCTTCATGATGTTTGTCAAGAAGGCTGTCACATCGTCCTTGCGAGACTCGGGGAAGTCGTCGGGAATCGACATGGTCACGTTCGCTTCAGCTGCAGATCCGACGGCCGTGAGGCCAGTCACGGCGTCCGTGTAGGACGACGGGACCCGGAGTTTCAGCGTCAGCTTGCGCGACTTGTTGGCGGTTTTGGCCGCCACAGCGGTGAAGCTAGGAAAGACCGAAGAAATCAGACCCTCCTTCAGCGCCCACATGGCCATGCCGCCGTCGCCGGCAGCAGGGTTAATGAGCGTGAACGTCTTCGTTTCTGGGGTTGATGCCCCGTTATTGACAGAAATGTCTTGCGCTTGTGGC